AATCTCGAGGAGTGCCAGACGTACGCCAAGGTCCTGCAGCGCCGCTACCCTAATGACAATCTTTATATTGGTAAGGTTGGTGCGTGGCTGCCGTGGGATCCTTCTGAGAACATGATGCCCGAGGTAGAGTATGCCGAGAAGGAGCTGAACGAGATGATGCGCAGGTACAAGGAGAACGAGGTGAATCGCGAGATTTTCTTTGAGGAAGAGAAGGCTCAGCGCATTGAGCAGCAGAAGAAGGAGAATGAGGCGCGCCGTCGTAAGAATCTTGAGGATGTTAAGAAAGATGCAGGTCTGGCCGATACGGCCGATATCGGTCGCGCGATTGAAGACAATGTTCACCCTGCCGAGGGCGGTGCGCCCCGTGATCTTTGAGTTCCTAACGACGCTTGGTCTGACGGCGGCGACGTGTTGAACGCTTCCCTGCACGGCGGAATATACCTTTCGCCTTGTTAAACAGATTTGACGCTACCGATTTTGCGGATACAGGTGCTGGAGATCCCACATTGGGATCAACGGGTGTGGGTGAACGAGGTATCTTTTTGACCTCTATGACGTACTTACTCGCAATTTCTGCTAGAAAATCTGCGTCGGCTTTCCATATGTCTGTCGCACGTGTAACGATTTTACCAGTTTCTGGGTTCAGCTGGAGTTTTATCTGATAGAATTGCCCACTGACAGGATTAACAATGGCAACTAATGTGTATCTCTCGTATAAATGGTCCTCCGTGTCATACTTTAACACATTAACATCCGGAGCACCGTTACGACTTTTACTCAGTTCTTTGGATAGAGATCCGTACTTCGTGAGAACATTCGTTAGAGCTTCGTTATCAAACCCAAATGATACCATTATTTTTACGCAAGATTAATGTTTCTTTTTGGTCTGACGGCGGCGACGTGTTGAACGACGAGTTTTAGATGTATTCTTTTTCCTACGTCCACCATTGCTGTGACAGCTTACAAGCCATTCTGGAGGAATTCTTGGTACCTCTACTACTACTTCGGAATTACGTTCAATTGGAAATCCTGCTATCCATGGATACTTACAACGTGGTGTAGGGAACCTACTTTTTTCGTATGTTATGATGTTACTGCAAGGATTTCCAGAATATCCAAACTTTGAATGACCATCTATTCTTCTTAAATATTCTGTCATCGGTATTCGTGATTCCTGTAGATCAAAATAAGTACCCATGGCTCTTGTTTCGGATGAATAAACAAACGTTTTTTCTGGGTCAATTCGTATTAGAGCAATTGCCGATTCCTTTGATGGCACAGAATACTTTTTTATCATACCTTTCGGTGAATTTCCATCATATGAACTTTCAAATGTAGTCGTATCAGAATTATATGGTGCCCTAAAAAATATTAGATTATCGTGTTTCGGGTCACGATGGGTCGATCTAACTGGTAACCCAAGTTCAGGATGTACTTTACGTAATTCATTATAAGATAGCAATCCTTCTCTGCATATATTTTTAGATGTACCCCATGTTTGTATTAGTATTCCTCTGTTGGATCTAGGATTTAAAATACAAACATCATTAGTTTGAAACAAAATATCCGAAGACTCCATTATTTTTAGGCGGTATTAATGTTTATCCTTACCCTCTTGTTTGACACGGACCCAAGGATTCGAGCTCTTTTTCCTCAGAGCATCAGGCGAATACTCATCTTGGGCTAACATTGCACTAGAGAACGGTTTGTTATCAGTCCACAGCGAGTTATCACATAAATGAAACGGTGGGTGATCAGAAGCTTTGTACCAGAACACTTGGTCTTCTAATTTATTTGATTGAACGCCGTTGCAAATCACCAGGCATTCGAAATTTTCAGTGCATTGGTCCATGAATTGACAGAACATTTCAAACGTGGGAAACATACCGGCATAATTGTCGTATATACGACGGCGATTATTCACGATACTTTCGCGAAGAATAAACACGAAATCCACGTTCGTACGAAGATTAGGTGTGATTCCAAGAGGGTACTGCATCGTAATAATTGTCATGACATCAATGTGGCGACCGTTCATGAAAATGTAGCGCGTAGATTCCTCTTTAATCCATGATGCATCATACAAACAATCATCCAAAATCAAAAAGGCACGAGGATCTGTGCCTGAATTTCCGCCTGATCTCTTTTTTTCTTCGTTACGTGCAGTCTTTACACCTAATTGCCGCTTAATCACATTCATCACGATAGAAGGATTGTACTTATCGTGAATCAGTTTGGAAGGAACCATATGCTGGAAAAACTCGTTCGCAACTTCTGTACCTGAAATCACCGTTCCAATCGGGAAACAGTGCTGGGTATTAAATAGAATATCGCGAACCAAGAACGATTTTCCGGTATCTTTCTTTCCAATAACGACAATCATTGGGGATTTACGAGAATCTATCTCGCACCTGTCTTTCAACATATCTATATTGAACTTCTTGATCTGGAAGTTCATCTACTTGCTTTATTGCGTGTAGTTTTTAGTTTATGTTTGGGACGCCATAATAATATGGTCAAGCGGAAACCATCAGCCGGAAGTGATTTACGGACAAACTCTATCGCCCTCAGCCTTCAGCGACACGATACGAAGAGCTTGAAAGCTCAGCAGTTTTGGGGCTTGAACCATCTCCAGCCTTTTTTTCCTCCCATCCAAAAACTGTTTAAAACTGAAGTTCGGGATTCGCCACAGGAGTTTGGGTTCAAGGTCAATGACAGTATTGCCTCAATTGTAGACGCCGAGCACGTTCGGACGTCCAAGGGAGCTGTAGTTGAAGTTCATCGCAAAGTCACGATGCTTCTTTCTCCCTTCAAGTGGATGCAGGGAGATTATGGAACGGCACTAGGATTACCTACGTCTGAAGAAGAGTCGGCTGAGATCTGGCGCAAGATCCAGGATCCAAACAACGCTGCATATGTTGGTGCCCTTCTGTCCACTGTGCTAGCCCAGTCTGGATGCCCCCATTTCCCGAAAGTGTATGGAGTGTTCACGGGGGTATCGGAAAAGCATACAATAGATATCTCCGACGACTACGCAGAACTGTCAGAGCGCTCATGGTTTTCTTCCAATATCGGAAAAACATTTGATATCAAGTTAACAGACGACATCCGTGAAGGAGATTTCAAGCATACTCGTGGAGCCCGTGCAAACGTCTTATTAGGCGAAGATATGGTTCTTGATGGCGTAAAGGAACTTGAAGCTCCTGAGGTAGGACCCACCGAAGCCGCTGAAATGAACCCTATGATGCGTGATGGAGAAGAAGATTCGGACGACGAGTCGGATTCTTCGTCGGTATCTACATCTTACGTTTTTGGCCTTAAGTCATGCGATTGTGATTCCGACGAAGATGAAGACGAAGACGAAGACGAAGATGATGGTGAGCCGTTTGCGTGGGCATCGTTTACTAACGTTCCCGTTCAGGTCACGGTTATGGAAAAATGTACTGGAACTTTTCACGAACTGTGTTCTGAGCACCCTGATCCTCCTAAACATCTGGCATGGTTATCCCAAGTTATGTTTGCTCTAGCGTTTGCTCAGCGGAATTACGGATTCACTCATAATGATCTTCATTCTAATAATGTGATGTACATTTCCACCGAAAAGGAGTTTTTGTATTACAACTGTGCCGGTTCTTTTTACAAACTTCCCACTTACGGTTACTTGATTAAACTCATTGATTTCGAGCGTGGAATTGGATCAGTGAAAGTTATGGGAATGAAGGAACCCAAACTGTTCATGAGCGACCATTTTTCGGTAGATGAAGAGGCTGGCGGGCAGTTCAATTTTGAGCCTTGGTACATTTCCAAATACCCCGAAATCAAACCCAATCCTTCTTTTGATCTGGTACGTCTAGCTACCTCAATGTTCTGGGACCTTTTTCCAGAAGGTCCTAAGTGCCTAGATTATCGCAATAACCAGGTATTTAAGTTTTTTATGAAATGGTTATCTTTGGATGACGACACCTCGGTATTATTTGGAAAGAGTGACGATAAGCATGACCGGTATCATGGCTTCTATCTCTACAAGGCGATTACTCGGCTCTGTAAAAATGCAGTTCCACGAACTGAAATTTTATCTTTGAAATCTTACTTTGGTACTGACTCACTTCCGGCAGGAGAAGACTGTTGTGTCATTGAAGCTTGAGCTTTCTTTGCATGGTATTTTTCCTTCTTTTTACGTAATATTTCTTCTTTGTTCTTGTAATAATTTTCTTTAGTCTTTTTATCACGATCTTCCTTGTTTGTGTAGTAATATTCACTCTTCTTCTGTTTTAATTCATTGCCTTTTTGTTCTCTGTACTTCTTACTATACGTGTGGTTGTATTCAATACGCTGTTCTGTAAGGGGTCGGTTGTATGTTTCAAAATATTTCTCTCGTTTTTCCTGCCGTTGTTCTTCGGTAGCAAATGAAAGAATAGTATTCAAACACTTTTCATCTTTACGTGCCTCATAAATAAATTCTGATTCACGTTTATTCAG